AAGTTTTCCTCTTCAAATATAAGATAGTATTTTTCGTAAATATCGGAAATAACGTTTAATTTGGATTTTAGAAGTGTATTGGTTGGTGAATTGCAGATATTCCTGAGTTGTTCGCCTGATACTCCATAACGTTTAAATTCGCTTATAAGCTCTGAAAGGCAGTCTAAAAAGCCTTGTTTTTTTACAAGACTCGCAAAATTACCATCTGTGATTTCAACAGAGTTTGCAGCTCGGAAAAGGAGCATACGCTTACCCGTATCGGAAAGTCTTAATGAAGAGTGAATAAGGAATTTTCTTATCATCTGGTGAAATGTCATTGTTTCGTGACCATTGAGACCGCTTCCGCCGAAAGTTTGAGCCATTAATCTTTCACCTGTATGTGAAAGACTGTCGGGGACGATGAGAATTATGCCTTTGTTAGGGTTGTTTTTATTAAATTCAATCATCTGTGAAATAAATAATGAAGACGGCTCTGTATCAATTGCGGTTCTTATAATATTAAGCATACAGTTACCTCCTGACAGTTTGTTAAATTTATTATAGCAGAACATAAAAAAAAAGTCAAATTATTTAAAAAAATTTTAATTTTATGTTTAAAGATAAAAAAAGTGGGTATATATACATTGAAAATAAAAAAATTATCGGAGGAATATTAAAATGAAGCTTGTAAAGCAGATTTCAATTTTTGTAGAAAACAAGTCGGGCAGACTTGCTGATATACTTACCTTGATAGGTGAGAAGGGAATAGATATAAGTGCGTTATCTATAGCGGATACTACGGACTTTGGTATTCTCAGAATGATAGTAAATAATCCTGAGGGCGCGTACAGCGCAATAAAGGAGCTTGGAATGGCAGTTAAGATGACTGATGTAATTGCAATAGCCGTTGATGATACGCCGGGCGGTCTTGCAAGAGAGCTCTGTAAATTAAAGGATAACGGCGTATTTATAGAATATATGTACGCATTCATAGGAAAATGCGAGGATCGTGCTATGGTGATCATTCGTGCGTCGGATACAGACGCTGCACTCAAGGTTCTGAATGATACGGGCGCAAAAGTACTGGACTCTGAGGAAGTTTACAGACTATAGACGATCAGGGGATGCCTTTAAGTGATAATTTTCACTTAAAGGCATTTTCCTTTGTGAAGTAAATATCAGTATTTTAAGCTTTTAGTAAGAATAGGTGATAACAGAGCAGAGCTTAATAATGCGGTGCGTTGCGATTTTGATTTTAACGAAAGTTAAAAACCTGAATAATTGACAAAATTTTTAAAATATGTTATAATATTAAATGCCGACAGGTAAAACAGCGGCGGTTGTTTCCGACACCTACCGGAAGGAGGTGTTGTTTATGGAAGAAATAATATCTTTTACTTTATTAGTGATGGTAATTATAATTTACATAAAGAAATAACCGCCTACTCTGCAAAGTAGACGGTTTTTGAAATAAAAAACCACTTGCGGAAACAACTAAAGCTGTTTTCCTGTTGGTTTTATTATATCATAAAATTTTTTATGTGTCAATAGTAAATTTTATGATTATTCTGTGTACAGCTCATCCAGGGTGATATTTAAAGCTTTGGCAAGCTTATGAGCTGTGGAGAGCCTGCCGTCTCCTTTGGCTTCAAGGTCTTCAATTGTTCTTTTCGGAACATCTGCAAGTCTTGACAGTGCCGGAATTGTCAAGCCTTTGGAAATTCTTATTTCTTTTAACTTTAAAGACATACAATTACCTCCGGAATGATTTTACAAGGAATGCTAAAAAGAATATCAAACCGAGCAATTCCAAAGTTTTTAAGAAATTGTTTTAGTGAAATATCTCGTATTGCTCGATATGAAATAATTTACTGTGTAAATTGTGAAATAGAAAACTTTGTTTTCTGTGAAATGAAATAAATCCACATTCGCATAGCGAATATTTCATGCACCGAAGGTGTATTTCACGTGCGAAGCACATTTCACAAATCCGTAAGGATTTATTTCGTTGAAAAAACGACAACAATCTGTCGATTACTGTCGTTTTTTTCTGGTACGCCGGAAGGGATTCGAACCCCCGACCTTTTGGTTCGTAGTCGGTATAAAATAGTATAAAAACCGCATAAATAAACCATTCCATAACCAACACTTTAACCAATTATATTTTTTCTAAATTATTTTTTAAAAATTCAACATCGACATGAGTGTATGTATTTGCTGTAAATGCATAATCCGTATGACCTAATATTTTAGTGATGGCTTCGGTGTCTGCACCGGCTTCTTTTAGCATTGTAGCGCAAGTATGACGAGTTGTATGTATTGTTTTATATTCTATGTTTAGTTGTTCAAGCAGCGGTTTATATACATATTTTCTGAAATAGTTATCTGTCAAACGATATTCTTCTGTACGCATGAATACAAATTCCTGAGTACAGTTTTTATGAAGTGTTGATATCAGCTCATAAATTTCACTATGGATAGGAATTACTCTGTTTCTCCCGGCTTCTGTTTTAAGCCCGCCTTTGATAAAGCCTTTTTCAAGATTTATATCATCTTTTTTTAAATTAAGCAATTCATTAATTCTCATACCTGTATATATTAGAATTAACACTATATCTGCTCCCGGAAGTGAGATATTATCCTTTATTTTTTGAATTTCTTCGGAAGTGAAAATTTCCTTTTCTTTCTTTTCTTCTTTATCTAATTTGACAAATTCAGCATAATTTTTGTAACAGATATCGTTTTCAAGAGCATATTTATATAAAAGGCTTAAAAGAATTCTCATGGAGCGTTTACCGCTTCTTGAAAGCTCTTTGTTTTTGTTCGTACTTTGCGCGTTATCAATGCAGTTTTGCAAATCCACCGTTTTTAACTCCGAAAACACTTTGCCATGCAATGGCTGTAAATGATTATAGGCGGCGTCATAATACGATTTACTGCTTTTTGATATGTCTTTATACCCTCTTGTGCCTTTCCATTCTTTAAACAGCTCTGAAAGCGTTAATTTATACTTTATAGTAGTTGGCTGCAGCTGCTCCTTTGCCAATGCCTGTGCAGCTTCTTTTCGCGTAGCATAATAACCGGCATAAATTCTCCTGGATATTCCGTCTTCGTCTTTTACAGTTAATCTGACAGCGTATGGGCGTGATTTGGCATTTTTTAAAAAGACAATATTGCCCGTTCCGTTGGGATTTCTCTTTTTTTTAGGTTCAGGGAGTACGCTTTTTCCGCAATAGCAGCATAATCTGGCATCGTCCGGAATTTGTTTTTTACATTTTTTGCACAACATTTTTTTGCCCTCACAAATATTTTTTAAAAGTTATTGACAAAAAAAGAGGTTGAGTGGTATAATAATAACCGGATGATGTGTTAGTGCACTCAAACTCTTTTTTCACAAATATACCCTTGCTTTTGGTGTTTGTCAGCAAGGGTATGTTTTTTAGATGATGTATCAGTCTTTGTCATGTTTTCGAATTCCTACTCCATAACCGCCTAATGCACCACCGACTAATCCTATAATACCGAAGATTAAATTTTCGAGCAGTTCAGGATCGGATTGAAGTGCAGAAACTAAAAAAACAAAAAAGAGAAGAGATATACATAAAATTGCAAAAATAAAAATTTTGTTGAATAGACTTTCTTTGTATGATTTTTGCATATCTTCTTTGGTTATATCTAAAAAAGTGCTTATATGTTCCGGTGTTAATTTTTTGGCTACAGCTGATTCTGCGGAGTTTTGCCCCATTAGAGAAAAACCTGCTATAAGTGTCCTTTCTATAAATTCCTTCTTTTCAGGTGGCACACTATCTAAAATTTCTGCAAATTCTTCTGGTATTGGGCTTTGCAAAGGTTCGTTGGTTTCTTGGAGTGTTTTCTCTTCCAACAGTTATCATTCCTTCCATAATTATTCCTTGAGCTATAGTAGCTGCTAAAGTGTTTGTTTGCGTGGTAATTGCACGAACGCAACTATTTGTTATAAATGCAGTAGTTGCAATCTTTAAATTGTATATCTCAGCAGAGGTTAATTCAGCTTTTTTTTGTTCGATTTTAGCGATAGGATTTCTCTTTCGATATAATAATTTTGATTTCATTGGAAATCCCCCTTTCATTTTTTAATAAGACACTTTTATTATCTCTTTATAGAGTTTTTATATGTGTCCCATATAAAAATTATAACATATTGAATTTTTCATGTCAATAGTTTTTAGAGATTTTTATGTTTTAATTCGTTTCAAACCGTTTAAGGTTGTTTCAAATTATTTCAGTTTGTTTAAATGTGTTTTATTTACCATTTTGCCTACAGCGGCATAATGGTCTGAATAGTGAAAATGCTCGTTTTTATGGACTGCAAACTTTACAAGCAGCTCTGCCTTGTTTTTTTAAAGCATTAGATTTCTGTTTATCCATTCTGTACTCAACTCTTTTCTTTTGTATGGTCATGGTATATATTATTCAGTCTCGGTTAGTTCCTTAACTCTATTCTTGAGGTTATCTGATAAAGCATATATATCATCCAAGGTTTCTATAGTATATTTTTCATTCTTATCCTGATTTGCGATTACAACGTACTTTAAACGTTCTTTGATGAAAACTCTGCATACCCATTTTGTTACTTTACCGTCAATTAAAATTCCAAAATAGCTTTGAGTATCTTTGTATGTAATTCTTGACGGTTCAATAATAGGAGCTATGATTGATTTAACAATATAATATGATTGGATTTCGTCATCTGTAGTTATGATTGCATTTTCGTCTTCGGGTTCTGCCACGGTTACATCAGCAGGTTCTTCAGGCAGGTCATTTGAATTATTCAGAGCGTTCTTTAACTTATCATTCAGCATTTCGTTTATGCATTGTGAGAATGATTTTTTGATAAGTAACTTAAATTTATCAGTCACTGTTTGAGTAAAACGACCTTCATATACATCTGATGTAATAAGCATTTTAACAAGTTTTTCAGAAGGATCAGCAAATTCTTCTTTTATGCGTGTCTTTATAAGGCTTGTATATTTTAAATCAGAAGCGGTATTGAGTATATTGGTTACATCAAACTTTTCTTTTTGAAATTTCTTTAGCTCAGTAATATCACTGTCACGTAAGTCTAAGAGGTTCACTGTTAAAAATGGTGTAGAATCCATTTTATTAGGTTCATCTAAGTCAGTATAGAAGTTATAGTACACACCGTTAGTCAGAATTGCGAATTTAGCCTTTGAAGTGGCAAAGTATCTGAACAGTTGCGAGTCGTGTTTTTCAAGCTTTTCAGTTATGCTTTTTGCCTCAATTAGGATTGTAGGCTCGTTATTTAACACTATAGCATAATCTACCTTTTCGCCTTTTTTAATACCGACGTCAGCTGTATATTCAGGTATGAATTCTAATGGATTAAAGACATCATATCCTAAGATTGAGAAGAAAGGCATAATCAGAGACGTTTTTGTTGCTTCCTCCGTGTTAATATTTTCCTTCATGTCATCAATACGACATATAAAATTTTTGATTTTTTCTTCAAACATAAAAAAACCTCTTTTCTTTTGTAAATTTTTATATTATATAAATAATAAACCTGTCAATTCCCTGTTGTGAGGGTATGGCAAAATTTATTTTATATTTATATCTTTCTTTAAGGTTTGTGTAACTTCTTGAATTATATCATCTGAAATTGACGGTTCAGCTTTTGCATAAGTAGGACTTGTAAGTAAGTCTTTTATATACTCCTGCACCTTTAATTTACCATTTTCATTCAGCCTATCATATTCATCAGAAAGTTCATGGATATTTCCAGAACGTCCAAGAAGATAATCAGCAGAGCAGCCAAGATAATCGACTATTTTTGCAAAATTTTTAGTTAGTATATCTGTTCCATTTGCCATTTTTGCTATAGTATTTTTACCTAACTCACAATCTGACAATAATTGATTAATACTAATATTTTGTTGTTTAGCTATAGATTTAATTGCTTTTGCAATTTCTTGTGTATTATACATAAAAAACATTCCTTTTCTTTGTTTAAAATGCAGAATTACCCTAAAAAGGTGAATTTAATATTGACAATCCCCTAATAAGGTGATACAATTCAATCAGATGTAAATTACAAGCGTTATTTACATTGAATTTATAAGGGGGTGTGAGTATGTATATAAGTGAAGCAACTCCAAAAATGCTTGAAATAGCTGATGAAATACATTTGCTTCTCAAAACAAATCAATTTACCAATGAAGAAGCATCGTGTATTTTGAAAAAAGTTAATAATAGGCTGTCAGAGACTTTTAAGCCAAATCCATGGTATTCGCAGTTGGTTGAGTAGTTAAAAGACTGTCGGCTGTTGGTCGCAGTCAACAGTCTTTCAGTGCGTTATTCATTCTGTTTCAGGTAATTGATAATTTCTTTCTTGAAATTTTTCAATGTGCATAATGTTTGATATGCCACATTGAAAACATCTGCAGCTGTTGCATTGGAAGAATTTCCAACGTCCTCAGATTTAAATTCGGATTTGAAATCTTCTAAAATATTATCAAGCGCCTGTTCTAATTGATTAACGTCCACAAAATCACCCCCTTTCGGGAATGGTTTTGTTAATCTCCGGGTTATCGGTTCTGCCGAGCAGGTAATCTACCGAGCAGTCGAGGTAATCGGCTATTTTTGCGAGACTATCAAAGGCTATTGATTTATTGTGCAACATATGTGAAAAAGTATTAGAACCTAATTCGCAAGCTGTAAGAATGTCTTTTAAAGCTATGTTCTTTGTTTTTGCATATTTTTTGATGTTACTCGCCACATATGGCGAAGTGTATAAATTTTCAGTATCCATTTTGTTTAAGTCTCCTAAAATTCGCCAATGATGGCGAAAATCCATTGACAATCGCCATATATGGTGATATAATTCAATTAAGTGTTAAAAACACTTATTAATAATATTTATTAAATTCCATTTTACCATATAAAACGGAATTTGTCAACATTTTTGAAAGGAGGATTTGAGATATGGAAGCTTATAATTTTACAAAGGAAGCTAAGAAAGCTTTGATAGAAAGAAATATGACCGTGAAAGACTTGGCAGATGAACTCGGCTTTTCAAGAACTTATATTTCTATAGTCCTTAATGGTAAGCTTATAAATGAGGACATTAAAGCTAAAATCGGTGCATATTTAAACATTTCTACTGTTTAAATTTTATCACATCCGGGAGGTAATATCAATGGGAATCAACCCTACAAAAGCGGCAGGTAATATATATTGTCAATGCAGAAAAGCCGCGGCAAAATACAACGAAAAACTAAATAGCAGAGAAGGCGCAGCAGAACTTCTTAATATTTCAGTTTCAAGTTTAACAGATTATGAGCTTGGTTTGACGAAAGTCGTGCCGGTTGAAAAGGTTAAGCTTATGTCGGACTTGTATAATGCTCCTGAGCTTGAAAGTTACTACTGCAGAAACGAATGTCCGCTCGGCGACAAGAGGCAGGTTTTGGAACTTTCTGAAATTGACAGGCTTACAGTCAAGCTTATTCATGCTCTCAGAAATGTTAATGAAATTCAAACTACCATTCTTGACCTGGATGAGGACGGCGTTATATCTGATGAGGAGCTGCCGGTTTTGGAAAGTATGATTTCGGCGTTGGAAAAGATAAGCATCGTAACAGAAGAACTTAAAATATTTGCAATTAAGCGAAAAAAAGGGAATTTTTAGAAAGGATGATAAAATGGACGGATTGTTAAGTGTAATCAGAGAAATGCGTGGGAATGCAGGGAGTGCAGATGAAATGAAAGATGTGTTTAAATACATATTTACTGTTTATCCATCCACGGTTCCGGTTGATGTCTGCGCTGCTATGGCAGATGTTTCTCCGAAAACTTTGATTGATATGATTGAAACGGGCAGTTTTCCAGGTACGATTATCAGAGGAAATGATGAAAAAAGAAACAGGTATATCATTTTTACCGGAAAATGGCTTGAAGCTTTAGGAATTAAGGATGTTGTTTTTTAGGTGGTGACAGATGTGATTTTAAGTATAAAAAAAGTCCCCTTTGCGACTGCCATCGCTCCAGGGATAAATACAAAAGACGCTTGTATTATATCACATCTTAATAAAAAAGTCAAGAGGTGATTTTTATGATGTTTAAAATATGCTTTTTTATGGCATTGTTCGGATTCGGTTACGGTTACATTGCCAGAGATATAAAGGAATGGTACTGCAAGAACAGGACCGAAATAAAAAGAAAATTAAGGAGAATGATTAGTTATGGGAGAAAAAGATTATCAAAAAGCTTTAGAAGCTGCAGAGGTTTTAAAACATTTCTGTACAGAAGAAATGCAACGTGAAGACTGCGCAGGATGCAGGATAAAAGATATATGCGGTGCAGAACCGTACACCTGGGACGTCGAATAAAAATGTCAAAACGCATTAACCGGGAAGAAAAATTCATGATGGGCTGTCAGAACTGCGACAATTACACAGGTGACAGTCCGGTTAATGTACCTAATTTTAAGTGCAGACATGAAGGCATGATTTTTCATGTTTTTTTCTGCTACAAATTTTTACGAAGGAGAGCGAAAAATGAACAAGATTATTCTGATGGGTCGACTCGTTGCTGATCCGGTTATAATGGATAATAACGGCAAGCGTTATTTAAGTATTACGTTGGCTGTACAAAAGCCAGGATGCAAGGATAAAGCTGATTTTATCAAGTGTGTGGCATGGCACAATCATAATATTGATTTTATAAAAAAATACTTCAAAAAAGGCAACATGATTGCTGTACAGGGTTATCTGAGCGTTTACACCAAAGAAGAAAACGGTGCGAAGTATCAAGGGTACAGCGTGAATATTACTGAGCAGTATTTTACAGGCGAAAAATTAATGAAGGAGCAGGAGCGACATGAGTAGTACACCGGGTTTTTTTGCTATTTTACCGTCATTTATACGATACGACAAAGAACTTTCATCAACTGAAAAACTTTTCTATGCCGAGATTTCCGCACTTACGGAAGCGGAAGGTTATTGCTATGCGAAAAATCAGTACTTTATTGATTTGTTTGGAATATCAGAACGCGGAGTTCAAAAAGTATTGAAGAAATTATCAGACAAAAAATATATCAAAATTGAGATTGAAAAGAATACAAGACGGATTTTTTTGGCTAATTTTGAACCGAAAAAAGAAGAGATACGTGAAGACATACCCCGAACTGAAGTTCGCCCTACCCCGAACTCAAGTTCGCCTACCCCCGAACTTAAGTTCGCCCCTCATAATAACAATATATATAATAATATATATAATAATATATATAAATATATAAAAGGCAAAAACGGTGAAGAGTTTGAAAATGTAAAAATCACTGAGGCGGAGTATGGAAAGTTAGTCTCAAAATTAGGACAAGACGGAGCGGACAGAGCTGTTGAGATACTTGATAACTATAAAGGCTCATCCGGAAAGACGTACAAGTCTGATTATCGTGCTATACTTACCTGGGTAGTGGACAAATTGAACTCTGACAAGAAAAGCGTTGTTCCAAAAGTTCCGCAATCTACAGTACAGAAGACATATTCTGCTGAAGCGGATCCAGAGCTTGAGGAACGTAAAAGAAAGTTGAGGTTGAATTATGACACAGGAACATCTGTATAATCTGGAAGCTGAAAAAGCAGTATTGGGAGTTGTTATTGTAAAAGACTGCGTTGATGTCTGTATAAATGATTATCAGCTGTGTAAAGCTGATTTTTATGACAAGGTAAATGCGGAGGTTTTTTTGGAAATTCTGAAAATCTACGAAGAAAACAAGGCACTGGATGTTATTATTTTATCCAACAGACTGCCGCATATGATGAGCTACATATCAGAGCTTGTAAGTATGACCGTTACAACGAGTCATTTAAACCATTATTGTGAGATTCTTAAAGATTTATCATATCGCAGAAAGTGCATCGAGAACGCAAAGAAAATTTATGAGGTTGCAAGTGACTCAAAAAATAAAATTGATGTTGTCAAGGACGAAGTGGGAAAGCTTGATTTTGACGACGTTGAAGTTAATAAGGGCATAAATGATATTGCAATTGACACCTATAATGAAATTGTCTCAGCTTCTCAAAATCATGGAATGCTTCCCGGAGCACCTACAGGATTTATAGACCTTGATGCAGCAGTGGGAGGCTTGGAAAATGGAAACTTTATCATCATAGGAGCAAGGCCTGCGATGGGAAAGTCGGCCTTTGCTATAAACATTGGTGAATACGTATCAAGAGATAAACTTACAGTGTTTTTTTCGCTTGAAATGTCGGACAAGCAGATTGTTAAGCGAATGATGTCAGGAATATCAGGAGTTGATTATTCAAAATGCCGTTTCGGCACTCTCGAAACAGAGGATTTTGCAAAAATCTCAAACGCTATGAACAACATTTGTAGCAGAAACATTGATGTTTGCGACAAGGCGGTTATTACTGTATCATACATAAAAAGCTACTGCAGAGCATTGAAAAAAAAGTATGGAACAATCGGATGCGTGATTATTGATTACCTGCAGCTTATTACCATCCATCATGCTTCCCAAAATCGAAATAATGACATTTCGGAAGTATCAAGAGGACTGAAGCTTCTTGCAAAAGAACTTGACTGCCCGATTGTTGCACTGTCACAACTTTCAAGAAGTGTAGATACCAGAGCGGACAAAAGACCGGTCCTGTCAGATCTGAGAGAGTCCGGAGCAATTGAGCAGGATGCTGATACGGTTTTGTTTCTCTACAGAGACGATTATTATAATCCTGATAAGGCTGAAAAAGGCGTAACGGAAGTGATAATCGCAAAGGCCAGAGAAGGCAAGACCGGAACTATTAAATTATTCTTTAAACCGCAGTGTATGAAGTTTTCAAATTTAGAGTATGTGAATTAAATTTAGATTGGATTGATAAGATGAAAGAACTAATAGTTGACAATTTTGCCGGTGGCGGTGGTGCTTCTACCGGGATTGAAATAGCTGTAGGACGTAGTGTGGACATCGCTATAAATCATGATCCTGATGCTATAGCGATGCATAAGGTGAACCATCCGAATGCAAAGCATTATTGCGAGAATGTTTGGGAGGTAGATCCTATAGAAGCTTGCGAAGGTAATCCGGTAGGACTTGCATGGTTTTCTCCGGATTGTAAGCACTTTTCAAGAGCGAAAGGTGGCAAGCCGGTTGATAAAAATATAAGAGGTTTGGCGTGGGTTGCTGTCAGATGGGCGGCCACTGTCAGACCGAGAGTGATAATGCTTGAAAATGTTCCTGAAATACAGACTTGGGGACCATTAGGAGAAGGCTGCAAGCCGATAAAAGAAAGGTCGGGTGAGACATTTAAGGCGTTTGTGAACTGCTTAAGCAATGGAATAGATAGAGAACATCCTGCATTTAAAGAAATGTGTGAAGCTCTTGCTATTTCAGTTAAATCTGAAATAGCTGATAAAATTTCAAAAGGTTTAGGCTATAGAGTAGAAACTAAGATTTTAAAGTCATGCGATTACGGAGCACCCACTACAAGAACACGCCTTTATATGATTGCTCGATGTGATAGTAATGAAATTACATGGCCGGAGCATACGCATGCGGATAAAGACAGCGAAGAGGTAAAGACAGGCCTTTGCGAACCGTATAAAACAGCAGCAGAATGCATAGACTGGACAATTCCGACACAAAGCATTTTTGAAAGAAAAAAGCCGCTTGCTGAAAACACTCTTAAGAGAATTGCAAGAGGTATAAAGAGGTTTGTTATAGACAATCCAGAACCTTTTATTGTTACGGTTAATCACTCAGGCGATAATTTCAGAGGGCAGAGTATAGACGAACCATTAAAAACTGTAACTACAAAACATGGATATGGTGTCGTTATACCGACTATAATGTGTAATAATACAAACAATATTGGCGCAAATGTCGAAAGTCCTCTTCCTACTGTTAAAACAGGAAATCGCAATTATTTGATCGCACCGAGCCTAATTCAATATCATACCGAACAAAATAAAAATGAAACAAGGGGTCAGGAACTCAATGCACCTGTAATGACTATTGATACTGCACCACGGTATGCATTATCTGTGGCTCATATTATGAAGAATTATGCTGGAGGTTATAAAGGTGCAGGAAGTGAATTAAAAAAGCCATTAGACACTGTAACGGCTACAGATCACAATAGCTTAGTCACAACTCATATAATGACTATGAGAAATAATATGGATGGTCAGAGAGTGGACGAGCCTTTAAGTACGGTGTCATGCAGTGGTGCACATCATGCAGAGGTTCAGGCGTTTCTTGTAAAGTATTTTTCAAACGGAGCTGCTAAACCTATTAGTGAACCACTCGATACAATTACAACAAAGGACAAATTTGCGGTAATTACAATTCATGGAGAAGATTATGTAATTTCTGACATAAGAATGAGAATGCTACAACCGAGAGAATTATTCAATGCACAGGGTTTTCCGGAGAATTACATAATAGAACATGATGCAGATGGCAATGAATATCCAAAAACAAAGCAGGTTGCTAGGTGCGGAAATGCAGTAACGCCACCTACGGTAGCAGCTCTTGTGAGAGCAAATTTACCTGAAATGTGTATGATTTAGAAAGTGAGGCAAATAAAAAAATAAAAACAGTGTACAGAAAGAAGGGTGAAGGAAAATGAAAAAGATAATTTCGATTTTTGCTATAATAGCAATATGTATTATGCTTTGTTCTTGTGTAGGCGGAAGACGATTAGAAAGACGAGACAATACCGATTTTAGAATTTTAGTAAATTCAGGTTCTGTTTTTGTTTATGAAATAAAAGATGTCGATACGGGCGTTTGGTATATGTGTGCAGGAGGAGGAATAACGCCAAAACTAAATGCAGATGGTTCATTGTATACAGGATGCACAACCGAGAAAGGTAGTGAGGAATAATGCAACCATATCAAATAAAATTAATACACTACATAATAAATTCTATAACCATTATTGTTTGTACTTACCTTGTGATGAAATACGGATTTTGAAAGGCGGTGACGATATTGTTTAATACAGAAGAAGTTATTAAGAGAGCGATTGAAGAATTAAGAAGTCTTCATGGTGATGATTTTAAACTGGAAGATGGTGACGTGTTTATATTTTCGTTGAACAATTGCGCGTTGATACTATCAAATGACGAGGGAAATTTGAAAATTGAATTTACAGGAAATACGGTAATTAATTTAGATATGAGCTGCACTATGTATGAAGAAGACGAGAAAGATGGTGAGAGAAAATGACCGAGAGAATATTTAGAGGTAAAATTAAGACTGATAATGGTGATTACCATAAAGGCGAATGGGTGTATGGTGATCTTGTAAATTTGCAAGACGGTGAAAGAAAAATTCCTTACATATATGGAAAGGGCGAAATTATTCCAGATAGTGCAGGGCAGTATATTGGATTGCCTGATAAAAATGGCACCCTGATTTTTGAAGGAGATATTTTAGAGGTGTTTTATAATCCTCATTACATAGGCATTTCTGCTGACAGGGTTGGAGTTTTTGAAGTTGTTTTCTCCGGAGGATGCTTTATGAAACGAAATCCGAACAAAGTCGGATTATTTCATTTTATTTCAACCGATGAATGTAAAGTTATAGGTAATGTGCATGATAATCCTGAACTGTTGAAAGGCGGTGCAGAGTGATGATACATGAATTAAAGATTTTACCTGTTTTTTTCGCTGATGTAATTAGTGGCAAAAAAACATTTGAGATACGAAAAAATGATAGACCTTTTCAAGAAGGTGATTTATTGGCATTGAATGAACATGATGGACAAAAGTACACAGGAAATAGCTGTCTTGTATATGTTGACTATGTATTGCCTGATGTAACCTATGTTAAAGAAGATATGATTATAATGTCAATTAAACCATGTACAGTTTATCGACATACAGAAACGTTCAGGTTTGAAAAAATAGCGAAGGATTATTCCGTACCACTTGCAACCAAGAAAGAAGGTAATCAGGAATGACAATAAAAGATTTTATAAATCGTATAGAAAAATATCGCTTAACCGGCAAAGTATATCGTCTTTACGAATTAAACCCGACCGAAGAAGAAATTGCAAAAGACAATGGATTTGTTATTGTTTTTGGATATTCTGATGATTGTGCAGAATTTAGAGGTGCAATAGAAGATGAAATCGGTTGTAATGACGGCGGTAGAGTTTACGAAGAAAATGGATTTTATATTGATGCCGTATGGTGCAGAGCAGATATTCCATGGACTTATGATACAAATATACCACACGAAAGTTTTTCCATTTGGGATGATGAAGATGGCTCTTTGTATTGTCAAGCGATTGTTTTTGATATTGCAGATGTGAAAGAAGGAGTGATAATATGACTTTAAAACAATGCACTAAAGATGAATTGTTGTTTGCGATAGAATATATACAAAAGAATTATATGTTCAATTTGAGTTATTACATTAACAGAGCACTTTCGGAGATTGAACATCAAAGGCAAATGAAAAAGATAGATGAAGCAGGAAAGTTTGCCGACATTGCTTTTTCAAAAAGTAAGGAATATGCACAGTTGCTAAAACCATACGAAGGTAAAAAGTTTGCTGATGTTCCAATGGATATTTTGAAGAAAGCGGATAGCCTTATGAAAGAAGCACAAAAAGCTGATAAAGAATACCGCAAACTAATGAATATGCAGTAAAATCGCAATTCAAAAGAAAGAGGTGCTGATGAATGAATGAAAGATTGAAATCCAGTGGAAAAGGTGCATATAAAAAAGATAACTATAGCAAAAGGACAGATAAAACGATTGAAATTTGCTTGAATTGCAAACGTGCAAAGTGCTCACATGGTACTTGTGAAAAAATAAAAGGATTTAAATAAAAATCACCCGAAGCAAAAAAACCTCCGGGCAATTAATAAATAAGAGTAGTTGACTATATTATAACATCATTTTCGCACTTTGTCAAGGAGGATTGTATGATGGACAGTGTAAAGCTTAAGCGTTTATTTTATTTGAATAAAGAGTTGATTTTTCACCAAGAACAACTTCAAGTGATGAAAAGATTAAAAGGTGTTGAAGCGAAAGAACTTGAAAAAAAGATAAGACGACTTGAGGATAAAATCATAAAAGAAACAGATGAGATTATGGATTTCATTGAAAATATAACAGACCCACTTACCAGGCTTATCTTTGAATATAAATACATACGCTGCATGAAGTGGCAGCAGATTGCGAACCGCATCGGAACGAATACAGCCGATTCCTGCCGCAAAATTCACGACAGATACTTGAAGAGGGGTGAACACTTTGGAAACCGTTGAACCTATCAGAGATAAAAGAGATGTTTATGCCATGAAAAAATATCTTTATGAAAAAAATGAAAAATACTACATAATGTTTATCACCGGAATATACTTAGGACTTAGAATTAATGAAATTCTAAAAATGAAAATCGGTGATGTGAAAAATAAAAAAGAATGTAAATTCAGGCAAAGCAAGACCGGAAAAGAGATTACTGTAGCATATAATCCAGAATTGTTGAAAGCTTATAAAAGCTACTGCCAGGGGAAAACTCCGGATGAAGCTTTGATTCCTAATAAAAACAATGAGTATAAGCCTATCTCAAGAGTAAGAGCATACCAGGTTCTCCGAGAAGCTGCAGAACGTTTCAAAATTCCGAATGTCGGAACTCATAGTTTAAGAAAGACTTGCGGTTATCATTATTATAAGCAGACAAAGGATATTGCAACGTTGCAGGTTTGGTTTAATCATGAACATATGTCGGACACTTTGAGGTACATCGGAGTTACAAGTGAGACAGTAAAAAATGCTATGATAAATTTTAAAATTTAACATAATTATGAAAGGTAAATTATTTTCATGTTTTTTTGGTGGATTAATAGGAAAGAAAAAATTTTTTAAAGCTTAACAAACCAATAGATATGTTAATGTAAAAATGGAATAAAATGGGAAAAATAGCACACAAATGCAACAAGCCCGGATGCACCAGATTAACAAGTGAAAGATATTGCGAATTGCATCAGGAACTTAACAGGAATTATGATAAAAAAAGAGAGAGCGCCGCTAAACGAGGCTACGGAAGAAAGTGGCAAGTGGCAAGTAAAGGTTATTTGGCCACTCATCCGTTTTGCGTTAAATGTCTTGAAAAAGGTGAGTATGTTCAAGCAGAATGTGTTGACCATATCGTACCACACAAAGGTGATATGAGCTTGTTTTGGAATGCTGACAACTGGCAAGCGCTATGCCATTCTTGTCATAATAAAAAGACAGCTACAGAAGACGGTGGCTTCGGCCATAAAGTAGTCGCTAAGGGTAGGGGGGAGTAAAAAAGTATTGACTGACTTATGTAGACCGGAAAGCCCATACATTATACACGAGCGGGAGTTTTTGGGTGGGGGTAGAGTTTTTTTGATTGAATTGAAGTGTTAAGTTTTTTTGAAAGAGATTGAATTGAAGCGTTAAGATTTTGACTTCATTGGAATTTTGAATTTGTTTGAAAGTGAGGTGCTTTTTATGGGGAAGCGCGGTCCGCATCGGCAGCCTGCGGAGATTGAACGACTGCATGGCAATCCGTCTAAAGGAAAGATTACCAGCGTTGATTTTGAATCTGATGAAACAGCGGTCGAAATAAAGAGAGGCAATGATGATAAGGATGAAAGGAATGGTTCAAATGCAAAAGATGTTAAGCCTCCGGCGCATCTTGACAAGGTGGCGAAAAAAGAATGGAAAAGGCTTGCACCTAAGCTTCAGAGTAAGAAGCTTGTTACTGAAGCAGACATTGCTGCTTTTGGAGCTTATTGTAGTGCTTATTCTGCTTGGGTGACTGCCGAAAAGGCTTTGCAGGTCAGACTTTCGGAAAATGGTAATGAGATTACTTTTGAAACTTCTAAAGGATATATTATGCAAATTCCTGAAGTGGGAATTGCAAATTCTGCACGTAAGCACGTTGTTGAGCTTGCAAGGGAATTTGGACTTACACCGTCTGCACGAAACGGGCTTGCGGTGATTGAAAGCGAAAACAATGAAAATAGTGTGATGGAATTTATTAAGAGAAAAAACAGAGCTTAAAACCCTTTGATTGACAAAAAATATAAAATGTGTTATAATATGAATGCCAACAAGGAAAACGGCGGCGGTTGTTTCCGACACCTACCGGAAGGAGGTGTTTGTTATGGAAGAGATAATATCTTTTACTTTATTAGTGATGATAATTATAATTTACATAAAGAAATAACCGCCTACTCTGCCAAGTAGACGGTTTTAAATAAAACATTTTACTTGTGGAAACAACTAAAGCTGTTTTCCTTGTTGGTATTATTATATCACAAAAAAAATGATGTGTCAATAGTAATTTTTTAAAGTTATTGACTTTGTGCTTGCAAAATGGTATAATATACATACCGGTTATACCTCCGGGAAAAATTAATACTCATAGCTATTTAAAAAAAGACTATTCAGAACAAAGGGCTTGTCTGAATAGTCTTTTTGCTTCGTAAAAATTATAATTCTTTTGTTGCTAATGAAATTCGGTTTAATTCATTTATTACAAGTCTTTTTACATATGGCGGAGGAACGGACTTTCCGGATTCCCAATTTTCAATGGTGCGTTTCGGAATATCCATAAGCTCTGACATTTTTGACTGTGTAAGTCCTGCCTGACGACGGGCAGCTGCTATTTCTTTTCCCATGGCTTTTCTCCTATCAGATAGATTATAAATTTGACAATTGCAATTGCTATGAAGAATATACCTAATTTTAGTATCATAACTATTGACAAAATGATAAAAATAAGGTACAATAAGGGTGGGTGAGAGATTCCCACCCTTATTTATTGCTTAATCAATTATTTTGTCGATAATGATTAGCAGTACACCGATTAAGAAGTCTATCACCGCTTGTTGGAGCATTTGGTTTATAGGCTTCTTTTTTTTACCTTTTGCCATGTTCTCACCTCACTTTCTATATATATTATACCACTAAAATGGTGGTTTGTCAAGCGTTTTTTTGGAATTTTTTTGATTTTTTTAAAAAAAATTGTGTTATTTTTTGTGATAGATAAGCCGTTTTTACGGCTTTTATTTTTTTATCTGAAAAGTTGTCCGTTTTTTCCCAGGTTGTTTATGTTATAATTCAGGCGAGGTGATGAGATGAACGCTGTTACTAAATATGCGAAAATGGTTTTAGCCGGAGAGATACAAGCCGGGAACAGCGTGAAAAAAGCCTGCAGGAGACATCTTAATGATTTAAAAAAGCAACAAAGAAAAGATTATCCTTATTACTTCGATGAAGCTGAAGCGGAATACTGCTTTGAATTTGCTGAAAAGTTTTGTGTATTTACAAAAGGCAGTAAATGGGCAGGTCAGCCTCTTAAATTGGAGCTCTGGCAGAAATTTATTGTCGGTTCTGTATTCGGGTGGAAAAGAAAAAAAGATGATACGAGGCGGTTTAGATATTTTTATATACAGGTTGCCCGTAAAAACGGTAAGTCAACACTTATGGCTTTTATCGGAATTTACTGTCTTGTATGTGACGGTGAAGACGGTGCTGAGATTTATTCGGCAGCGACAAGCAGAGACCAGGCAAAGATTATTTTTGACGAGGCTAAAAGAATGGTCGAAAAATCCGAACAGCTCAGCAAGCTTCTTACTGTGTACACAAGAAATATTTCATTCGATGAAATGAACTCTTTTTTCAGACCTGTATCATCTGATGCAGGAAAGCTCGACGGATTGAATGTGCATTTAGCTCTTATAGATGAGCTTCATGCTCATAAGACAAGTGATGTTTACGATGTATTAAACTCTGCGAAGGGTTCGAGAACGCAGCCGCTCATCGGCGTAGGAACTACAGCAGGATTTGTTCCTACCTGTTTTTGTAAAACGTCACTATATGACGTATATAAGAACGTGCTTAACGGCACTGTGGAAATGGACGATGTATTTATTTACATTGCAGAGCTTGATGAGGGCGATGAATGGGATAATCCTGACGTATGGATAAAAGCAAATCCAAACATCGGTGTGTCTGTTTTTATTGACGACATGATTTCAATGTGCAACGCTGCTAAAAATTCGGCAAGTCTGCAGATTGATTTTAAAGTTAAAAAACTTAACATGTGGATAGCATCAGGACGAGGATGGGCAAATGTGTACAACTATAATAATTGTCCTGTTTTGATTGAAAAAGAAAAGCTTGTCGGTAAAAAATGTTACATTGGACTCGATTTAGCTAACCGAAACGACTTATGCTCTGCCGTGGCAGAATTTCCGCTCGGTGAAAATGCGTATGCGTGCATCCATCATAGCTTTATGCCGGAAGACAAGATAGACGAGCTTTCAAAAGCACATCAGGTGCCTTACAGAGATTATATAAAAGCAGGATATATAACGGCAACGCCCGGAAGTATTGTTGACTATGACTATGTGGAAGAATTGGTAAGAGAATGGAGCAGGATGTATGAAGCGCTCGAAGTTTGCCTTGACCCATGGAGTGCAAGTCAAGTGGAGCTTCACTTATCGGCAGAATTTACCGTTGTAGAGGTAAGGCAAGGATATCAGACGTTGTCAGAGCCGATTAAAGACCTTGAGGGTGTTATTAATAATAAAAAAATAACTCACTATGGTGACCCCGTGCTTAAATGGGCAGTAGGAAATGTAGTGATTACAACAGATCATGCCGGAAATGTCAAAACGGATAAATCAAAATCGTCATTTAAGATAGACCCGGCTCAGGCTCTTATAATTGCACATACACGCTGTTATACACATGATGAGAATTATCCTGATTATAACGCATATATGGAAAGTTATTTTGAAGAGATAGAAAGGATGAAATAATGAAATTAGCTGATGGGATAAAAAAGATATTCAACAGAGCATCAAGTGACAATG